GCACGTCTGACTACAGCGCCTGCACGACTTGGGGTGTGTTCTACAACGAGGAAGAAAACGACGCTGCGCAGGTCATACTGCTCGATGCGTTCAAAGACAGGATGCCGTTCCCCGAACTCAAGGCCGTGGCGTTCAAGCACTGGAAAGAGTGGGACCCCGATGCGTTCATCGTGGAAAAGAAAGCCGCTGGCGGGCCGCTCATCCAAGAGCTGCGTCACATGGGCATCCCGGTGCAAGAGTTCAGCCCCTCCAGGGGCAACGACAAAATTGTGCGCTTGAACGCCGTTGCAGACTTGTTCACATCGGGTACAGTCTGGGCACCAGACACACGCTGGGCCAGGGAGGTCATCGAGGAGGTGGCGTCCTTCCCCAACGGCGAGAATGACGACTACGTGGACACGACCTCCCAGGCGTTGCTGCGGTTCAGGCAGGGCGGGTTCATCCGCTTGGACACCGACGAGAAAGACGACCCCATTTACTTCCGCCGTAAGGCGGCGTATTACTAAGGACAGACATGGCAACCAACATCGACAAGGCACTCTACCAACAGCCCCAGGGCATTGACGAGCTAGGGGAGCAAGAAGAGCCGCTGGAGATCGAGATCATTGATCCCGAGGAAGTCAACATTGAAGGCCCGGGCTTTGAGCTGTCCATCCGCCCAGGCGGTGAGGACGAGGATGAGTTCAACGCCAACTTGGCCGAAGAGATGGATCAGGCTGCTGTGGAGACCCTGGCCGGGGACTTGGCAGGCGACATTGAGAACGACAAGAACTCCCGCAAGGATTGGGAGAAAGCCTACACAGAAGGGCTGAAGCTGTTGGGCCTCCAGTACGAGGAGCGCACAGAACCGTGGAACGGTGCGTCTGGCGTGTTCCATCCGATGATTACCGAAGCCGTTGTGCGCTTCCAGTCTGAGACGATCACCGAGACCTTCCCGGCCCAAGGCCCGGTGCGCACCAAAATCCTGGGCAAGCAGACCCCACAAAAGCAAGAAGCCGCTGTTCGCGTTGAGTTCGACATGAACTACGAACTGACTGAGGTGATGCGTGAGTTCAGGCCAGAGCACGAGCGCATGCTCTGGAGCCTGCCAGCCACGGGCAGTGCGTTCAAAAAGGTGTACTACGACCCGAGCTTGGGGCGTCAGGTGTCGATGTTCATCCCCGCTGAAGACATCATCCTGCCCTACGGGGCCACGGACTTGGACACCTGCTACCGCGTCACCCATGTGATGCGCAAGACCAAGAATGAGATTGTGAAGCTCCAAAAAGCCGGGTTCTACCGCGACATCGAGTTGCCCGACCCGTCCAGGGAGCAGACCAACATCCAAAAAGCCAAGGACAAGGAGACGGGGTTCAGTGACTTAAACGATGAGCGCTACATCATCTTTGAGTGCCACGTTGACTTGGACTTGAGCGGCTACGAAGACAAAGACGGTGACGGCGAAGAGACCGGGATTGCACTGCCATACGTAGTTACCCTTATAAAAGGGAGTAACGATGTGCTGGCCATCCGCCGCAACTGGAAGGAAGACGATGATCTGCGACTCAAGCGACAACACTTTGTCCACTACCAATACATCCCAGGCTTTGGGGCTTACGGCTTTGGCCTCTTCCACCTCATCGGTGGGTTTGCCAAGTCAGCCACCAGCATCATGCGCCAGCTTGTCGATGCAGGAACGCTGTCGAACCTCCCAGGAGGCCTCAAATCTCGTGGACTTCGCATTAAGGGTGACGACACACCGATTCAACCCGGCGAATTCAGGGACGTAGACATCGGCTCTGGGGCGCTCAGAGACAACATCCTGCCCCTGCCGTACAAGGAGCCAAGCGGTGTTCTGTACCAGTTGCTGGGCACCATCGTGGAAGAAGGCAGACGCTTTGCCGCCACGGCGGACATGAAGGTCTCGGACATGAGCGCACAAGCGCCCGTGGGCACCACGCTGGCCCTCTTGGAGCGCCAGTTGAAGGTGATGTCCGCAGTCCAAGCCCGGTTGCACTACAGCTTCAAACAAGAACTGCAACTGCTGGCCGGGCTGATCCGGGACTACACAGACCCCGAGTACGACTACGACCCAGACAAGTCCACCCGCCGCGCCAAGCAAGAGGACTACAACCACGTTGACATCATCCCGGTGAGCGACCCCAACGCGGCCACCATGAGCCAGCGGGTTGTACAGTACCAAGCCGTCATTCAAATGGCGCAGATGGCCCCGGACATCTACGACTTGCCCCAGTTGCACCGCCAGATGCTTGAGGTGCTGGGCATCAAGGACGCAGACAAGCTCGTGCCCCTGCCTGACGACCAAAAACCCAAAGACCCTGTGTCTGAGAACATGGCAGCGCTTAAATTGGAGCCGCTGCGGGCGTTCTTCTACCAAGACCACGAAGCACACATCAAGGTGCACACGATGGCCATGCAAGACCCCATCGTCATGCAGTTGGTTGGCCAAAACCCCAAAGCACCGCAGATTCAAGCGGCCATGCAGGCACACATTGCCGAGCACGTTGGGTTTGGTTACCGCCAAAAGATTGAGCAGCAGCTTGGCATGCCCCTGCCCCCGGCAGATGAGAAGCTGCCCCCGCAGATCGAGGTGGCGCTGTCAGGGATGATGGCGCAGGCAGCACAGCAAGTGCTCCAGCAAAACCAAGCCATGGCTGCGCAGCAGCAGGCGCAGCAACAGCAACAAGACCCCGTGCTTCAAATGCAGCGGCAAGAGTTGCAGATTCGCCAGCAGGAAGTGCAGATTAAGGACAAGGAAGTCACTGGCAAGCTGGCTATCGAAGAGAAAAAACTGCAAATCGACGCCATGGCAAAGGTCGGCAAATACCGAATGGACAAAGAGGAACAGGCGCTCAAAGCGGCAGAAAACGTGGGCAAGTTCCAGATGTCCCAAAAAGAACAGCAGTTCAACAACCAGCAAAAACTGGGAGATGCGCTGTTGCGTGTAGATGAGCAGTTGCTCAAACGGAAAGAAACCCAACCACGAAAGGAAACCCCTAGAGAATGATCCAAGAATTCGCACGCGTATTGCGCGAACAAATACGCAACGACATGAACAACTACGCAGACGACTGCGCTGGTGGTGCGTGTCGCAACTTTGACGAGTACCAAAAACTTTGCGGAACCATTCAGGGTCTGGCTATCGCAGAGCGTTACATCATTGACCTTGCAGAGAAAGTTGAAAAATCCGATGAGTGAACTCGCACTTGAACCGGGGCAATTTGCCCTGCCCGAAGCAATCCAACCCGTCGATGCCCCGGCAGAAGACGCAACCGACCAAGATAAAGCCACCATGCTGCCAGAGCCAACAGGCTGGAAGCTGCTGTGTGCGGTGCCCGACATTTCTGAAAAGATTGAAGGCACTGAGCTTGATCTTGTGAAGGCATCATCCGTCATGCGCCAAGAAGAACACGCCACAACTGTTCTGTTTGTGCTCAAGGTCGGACCCGACGCATACAAAGACACGACCAAGTTCCCCGCAGGCGCGTGGTGCAAGGCAGGAGACTTTGTGCTGGTACGTACCTATTCGGGTACGCGCTTCAAGATTTTCGGTAAAGAGTTTCGCTTGATTAACGACGATCAAGTTGATGCTGTTGTGCAAGACCCTCGCGGCTTAACCCGCGCTTGAAGGAGTAGATATGGCTGAACAATACAAGTTCCCAGACGAACTAGATGACGAAAAGACCGCCCAGGTCAATGTGTCCGTAGAAGATGATGGTGATGTAGAGGTCGAAGTCATTGACGACACGCCCATCCAAGACAGAGGTCGCAAGCCCCTGGAGCGGGAGGTGGAAGACCCCACGGACGACGAAATCGAGAACTACTCCGATAAAGTCAAAGGGCGCATCAAGGAGCTGACCCACGCACGTCACGACGAGCGCCGGGCCAAAGAAGCCACCATGCGCGAGAAACAAGAGCTTGAGCGTCTCGCACAGCAACTTATTGATGAGAACAAAAAGTTAAAACAATATGTTTCAACTGGGTCTGAACAGTACGGCACCATGGCCAAAACAGCGGCGGAAGCCGAACTGGAAAAAGCCCGCCGCCAGTACAAGGATGCCCAGGAAGCGTTTGACACTGACGCCATAATTGCAGCGCAGGAAGCACTTACTGACGCCAAGTGGAAGTTGGAGCAAGCGAAAAGTTTTCGCCCACCCCCTTTACAAACCGAAGACTATGATGTACAAACGCGTCAAAGCGCACCCGAACAAGCGCAACCAGACGAAAAAACCCTGCGCTGGCAGGCAAAAAACCAGTGGTTTGGTTCCAACGGGTTCGAAGAAGTCACCAGCTTTGCACTAGGGCTGCATCAAAAACTAGTCAACAACGGGGTAGACCCCCGCAGCGATGAGTACTTCGAGCAAATTGATGCTCGCGTGAAGTCCAAGTTCCCCGAAGTTTTCGGTGGTGCAGAAGACAAGCCAAGGTCGGCTGATTCCCCAAGACGACCTGCTGCCGTTGCAGCCCCCGCGACCCGTTCGTCGGGAGCCAAGAAAGTCCAACTCACTCAGACCCAGGTCGCACTGGCAAAGAAATTTGGATTAACCCCGCAGCAGTATGCTGCTCAAGTAGCAAAATTGGAGAGTCAAAATGGCTGAAAACCGTACCCCCCGTGACCTTGTGTCACGCGACAAGCAAACTCGTTATGTGTATACGCCTTCCTCGGCACTGCCTGATCCGACCCCGGAGCCAGGGTATGTGTACCGCTGGGTGGCCACTCACGTATTAGGGCAAGCTGAACCCACCAACGTGTCTCGCAAGATGCGCGATGGATGGGAGCCTGTCAAGGCAGAAGATCATCCGGAATTGATGATTGAAGGTAATGCAAAGACGGGGAACGTCGAGATTGGCGGACTCATGCTTTGCAAGATGGTGGCTGAACGGGCACGCGCTCGGGATGAGTACTATGACCGACAAGCACAAAACCAGATGGAATCGGTGGACAACCACTTCATGCGAAACAACGATCCTCGTATGCCCTTGTTTGCGGACCGCAAGTCCACAGTCAGCGGCGGCAGGGGGTTTGGTTCAGGTTCTAAGTAAACAAGGAGTCCTTAAATGGCATCAGTAGCATCCCCTTACGGGCTAAAACCCGTGAATGAGCTGGGCGGCACACCATACGCAGGTGCAACCCGTTCGTATCTCATCGACCCCGCAGGCACTGCCGCAAACATTTACAACGGTTCGCCCGTGTACGTGAATTCGTCAGGCTATTTGGCTGTGGCCACTGCAACTGGCGCAGACGCAACCACCAACGGCTTTCCTGTCGGTACCGCTAACACGGGCATCGTGGGTGTGTTTGTTGGCTGTTCTTACGTCAACGCACAAGGCCAAGTGATCTATGCTCAGTACTACCCCACGGGTACCACTGGCGTGATTAACGCTTACGTTGTGGACGACCCCGGTGTTGTGTTCCAAGTCCAGTCCGCTGGCACTGTGACCCAAGCCGCCGTTGGCGCAAACGTGTTTTTCTCAACTGGCGCTGTGGCTACTGGCAGCACATCCACTGGTAACTCTACGGCTTCTGTCGTGGCAGGTTCCTCGGCTGTGACCACCACCGCAGCATTCCGTGTTGTTGGGTTCGTTAATATGCAAGGTTTCTCGACTGTGGGCGACGCCTACACCGACATCCTGGTCAAAATTAACCCCGGCTATCACTCATTTACCAACGCAGTTGGCCTGTAAGGAGTAACTCAAAATGGCAATTTCACGCGCACAACTACTTAAAGAGTTGCTCCCTGGTCTGAACGCTTTGTTCGGTTTGGAATACGCTCGTTACGGCGAAGAGCACAAAGAAATCTACGAAACTGAGAAATCAGAGCGTAGCTTCGAAGAAGAGACCAAGCTTGCTGGTTTCGGTGCTGCTCCCGTCAAGAACGAGGGTTCCGCCATCTCCTACGACAATGCGCAGGAAGCGTTCACCGCCCGTTACAACCACGAAACCATCGCCCTGGGCTTCTCGATCACCGAGGAAGCTGTGGAAGATAACTTGTATGACTCCTTGTCTGCTCGTTACACCAAAGCCCTGGCCCGTGCGATGTCCTACACCAAGCAAGTTAAAGCCGCAGCCGTCATCAACAACGGTTTCAACGGTTCGTACTTGGGCGGTGATGGCGTGACCTTGTTCGGTAACAACAGCTCCAACACTCGCGTTGGCCACCCCTTGGTTAATGGCGCTGTCAACTACAACAGCCCCACCACTGGCGTGGACTTGAACGAGACCTCCTTGGAAAATGCCGTGATTCAAATCGCTGCATGGACCGATGAGCGTGGTCTGTTGATCGCTGCCAAGCCTCGCAAGATGGTCATCCCCCCAGCGCTAATGTTCGTTGCCAAGCGTTTGCTTGACACCGAGCTGCGCGTCTCTACTGCTGACAACGACATCAACGCGTTGAAGCAGATGGGTGCGATTCCTGAAGGCTACTGCGTCAACCACTTCTTGACCGATAGCAACGGCTGGTATTTGATTACCGACGTTCCCAACGGCATGAAGCACTTTGAGCGTATGCCTTTGGCAAATTCTATGGATGGGGACTTCGATACGGGCAACGTCCGTTACAAGGCTCGTGAGCGTTACAGCTTCGGCTGGTCTGATCCCCTCGGCATGTGGGGTTCAGCAGGCGCTTAATGTGCCAAGAAAAAGGGGCCTTGTGCCCCTTTTTCTTTTGGTGTATATTGCAACCATTCCGGGGTTCCCGGTGTATCTGACAGTCCCGGCTGACGACATGCAGACAGATACGCCACACTTGCATGTAAGGAAAAGATCATGGCAAACACGACCTTTAATGGCCCAGTACGGTCACAAAACGGTTTCCAAACCATCTCCATTGACTCCACCACTGGCGCAGTAACTACCACGTCCATTTATGGCAACGCTGAAGTAGTTGGCGTGCAATCCTTGTCTGGTGCTGGCGCAGTTGACATTACTAACGGGTTGACTTCTTTGACCACCACGGGGGCTTCGCAAGCACTGACCTTGGCTGACGGTGTTGCTGGTCAAGTCAAATACATCGTTCACGCTGTGGACGGCGGTTCGGCCATCCTGACCCCCACCACAAAGATTGGTTTTTCAACCATCACTTTCACGGCTGTGGGCGACAGCGCCACTTTGATTTACACAGCCACTGGCTGGGCAATCATCGGTTCTCGCGGCGTCACCATCGCTTAATCAATCCACTGGGGCTTCGGCCCCTGTTAAAAAAGGAGTTTGATTATGACGATGCAAACAGACGTTAAATCAACGCGACTGACGGCTGATGGGCAAGCGGTTGCGTACCGCACGCGTGTAAAAACCGTCTACGGCCTTGCAGGGGCAAGCGCGGGATCGATCAAGTTCTACAACGGAACAGACAACACAGGCGACTTGCTGCTTGAGGTAGACAC